CCATCAGAAATAGCATTCAAAATCAGAAAAGTTGAATGGTCATCCCCGATTATTTCAGCTGCCACATCTTCATCTATCCAGCGACCGATAACACAATTTTTCGGGAAGGGAATTTGCTGATAAAGTATATCCATTGCATCCCTTGGCTCAGTGCCTATGGCAAAAATGTCCGCATCGTCGGCATCTGCGACCTCTAAGATTCTATTAGAACCGGTCCCAAGGATACTGGTATCTTTCGTTACAAACATCATGAGACCAAACTCACGCCGAAGGACGCCACCACCAGTTATTTGATCCGTAACTCGTACAATTTTACTTATATCAGGCATCTGTTACCTCCACTGTTTCAGTTAAGTCTGTCTCAGCCGACAAGGTTAAATCTATTTCGACTGAGCCTATTGCATTAATATCCTCTTGACTGGTTGATTGATACCTTAATGTGATATCAACGGCCCGCCTTATTTCATTTTTTGAACCCATCACCGAATCTAAATTTTGAACAGGCCCGGCAATTTGCCATGTAAGTCCGTTCTCTGCAAGCCAGATTTGACCGGTTGATGTTGACGCATAGCTGAGTAACCCCTCGGCATAATCAGCGGCACCATCCCGGTAAAACTGGACAGAATAGGTTATCTCGCGACGGCCACTATGATTCAATGTTACTTCTGTTTCCGATGGGCCTTCTCTGGCAACTTCTGAATCAATTCCTGACCCGATTTTTGTTATTTCTAAAACTGTAGCATAAGGACCGTTTGGTGCTCCATGACTATCATTTCCAGGAATAACCCGAAGATCAAAATCGAGTCCGGTTGCAAGGGAAACAAATTCTCTTATTTTCTCGTCGAGATCAAATTGTAATGGTTCAGCCATTTTGACCTTCTAATCTTGTTGCGTAAACTTCAAGGTGTCCGTAGGTGCTCATGTTATAAACAACCCTGACAGCATATCGAATTCCACTGATAGCCGGAATTATAATATCAGAATCGGTTTGTTTGGTCCCAATTCTCAAAGGTGATATTGCATTATAATCAGATGTTTCAAACAGAATACATTTTGCATCAAGAAGCCGTTCGCCTTCCGGAAGTTCACTTCGACTTTTTCCATCAAGAGGCTGAATACTTCCAAACTCATTAGGGAAAGTATTATCTGAACCAGGGGTATAAATACCCTTAACCCTGATACCTGGATTCTGCTTGATCAAAGTGAATTGCTCTATAGATGCCTGGTTTCTTAACACGGCCTTACTTGCATTTTGACCGATCTTATAAGCCATCAGGTAATCACCTTGTGAGTAATAGATTTCTTATACAGCTCATGAATACCAATCAGAGGATTGCTTGATTTCTTTGCTTTCTTCGTTTCCTCCTTGTTTTCAGGAGTTCTCAAAGTAACGATTGATTGCTTAATAGCACCTTCCATTTTTTCACCGATCAAGCCGGCCAATTGTTTATCAACGACCATTTTTTGAGGGTCAACATTCTTTTTGATCATTCCCGGTATTGTTTTTTCAAGTTTCTTAATAGCGTTTCTAATTGCCGGCCTCTCTGGAATATCTACAGTTCCGAATTCATTCCATGCGGCAACTGCGGCAACAAAAGTGCCATCCGGATATTTCGCACTGGCAAAAACACCGGCCTCAATTGCTTTGACACCACCTTTTCCGGCTCCATCAAAAAACTTTTTTAGCTTTTCTCCACCCTCAAAAGTTACATCAACCATTATGCAACCCTCACGCTGAACCGTTTACCTGGACATGAATTTCTTAAAATAACATACATCCGTCCGTAGGGATTGGTAGTATAAAAAGAGTCATCCGTCCCGTCCTGGGCCATTGATTTAAAAGAAGCACTCACGCTTTTTGCTGACTCGCTTGCAGTTTCCCGCGCTCCACCACCGTCCACGCTTCCACCAGAACCACCCACACCACTTTCATCATTGATAACATAAATATGGGCAGCAAGATAAACGGTTGCCATCTCACAAATGGCGTGAATGATGATAGCATTATTTAAAAACAATGTTATCTCATCATCAGATTTGAGATTAAACTCAGGGAATTGATCCCTGAATATGGGGAGTAGTTCGTCGGCTGTCATGCTTAAGACTCTTTTTGCATTTCTTCGAACTGCTGTTTTTCATCTTCCGTTAGAGGACCGTATAATTTTTTATCCTCTGAATCCATTACCCAGAATTTTCCGGCACCACGATGTTCAATGGTATGGGCTTCAGGATCGAAAACAAATGGCTTGTTTGGTATTACATCGTTTTTTTCGGTGGCGCCGGACCCTGAATCACCTTTTTTGAGAACCTTGATTTGATCTTCAAGGATAGATTTTCCCTTTACGAGATCAGACACCTTTTTCTCAAGAGCCTTAAAAGATGCTTCCATCTCTTTCCGAAGTTTGGCTTCAATCTCTTTTTTAATTACAGGCCCAAGATCTTGCCTTGCTTCGGAAAGAGCCTGTTCTTTGATCAAGTTGCGCTCTGTGGCCATCCGTTTTTTCAAATCACCATCCACGGCAAACAAAGTGGTGTTGTACAATGCCGCTCCGGAAGGTGTTTTACAAAAATCCATTAATGCCTGTTCGTTAACATCGGTATTCAGACCTCTCTGACAAAGGATTCTGCCGACATAAACCGGGTTTCCTTTATTTTTTACTTTAATCATACCCATAGAGACCTCTTCATCTTTCACCATCAAAAATTAAATTGCATCAAAATATCTCATCACTGTTGGGCGCTTCACATTCAGTCCGCTGATTTTGTACTCCATTGGTGCATCAACGCCGTAATGAGTCTCAACCATCCGGATCACACGAGGCTGAATAGGCATAGCCATCTCCATAATCCTGTCATGATTAAATCCAAACAGACACCTGTCAGTTGCGCCGGAACCGGCACCAGCCATTTCCGCCACGGATTCCATCTTCAATTCTTGGCCTGTTCTCCGTGTCCATTGATTATTCACCCGAACATATTCCCAAACGGTTTTTGACGCATCGGTAGCCAGTTTGGTATCACCAATGAGGGTTTCTTGAGCAAGCGGAAAATATATGGTCAAGCCTGTTTTAATAATCCTGCTCATGACTTCAGCTGACTGTGAAATAATATCAGACACGCCATCAAGAATGAACTTGACCATTTCATCAGCCGTCATGTTTGCAATTGTTTTTGTACTGTTTGCCGCTGGTATATCAGCCTGGTTAATAAGACCTGTGAAACTCCGGCTTGCATCGCCTTCCAGACCTACGATCTCAATATGATCAAGACAACCTTCTGTCCCGGCTTGGATCGAATGAGTATCAAGAGGAATTCCGGCAAAGGCCGCGCCTCTAACATCCTCAAGAGTCCAAGAAGGAATGATCCCGGCATATTCCAGCGCATAAGGTACGTTCTGCATGGATGCAGATGCCCTGTTTGCATCCTTCCCGGAATTGTCAATGAATTTGCCAAGGCCGTATTTGTTAGCAACCTTGTAGCTGTAAGTCGTTGCGCCTTCCGGAATCGTGGTTATAATCGGAAAATAACTGTCAAGCCTGAAATCCGTATACAGGATTTCTTCAACCATAGCCTGGATTGCTTGAAAGTTATTTGTTACGAATCCCAAAGCTTGCGCCGATGCTTCGATGTCGTTCAAAGGCACTTTGACAGGATTGTGTTTTGATGGCAATGCGTTAAAATCATGTACCAACCCCCTGGTTTTAAGCTGATAATTATGAGCGTCAAGCATTTTTTTTGCCGCCATATCCTTGTAAAATTGATAATCCCTTTCGGTTTGTCCTAAAATATCAGGCATTTTTTTAACTCCTTGTTTAAATATTATGTATTAACAAACGCAAACGATTCAGCCTATTGGCAAAACTTAGGACACGTCAAGAACCAAGTATGTGATATGAACTTCCAGAACTGAATCATCAGAAGCGTTACCACCGAATTCGCCATCTCCATCATTGAAGAGGGCAAGATTTTTGTTCGCAACATCAGCCAAGGCATCAACGGCGTCTGCAATTGGTATTGCATTAATAACAGTATCAGCTGCCTGATCAATGAAACCAGTACATTCAATCGCACCGGTCACGGGTATAGCTGACCCGCCATCATATTCGATCACAAGGTTATCATCGCTTTCAGTGAAAACCTCTGAGCCATAGTCTAAAACGAAAGTGGCAGATATCAGCTGAATCAGGGTGTTTGCTCCCTGGGCTGCGACAAGTTCGAACGGTGTGGCTCTTAATTGTTTTACATCGGCTGCGGGAATTGGCACTATTATTGTAGTAGGCGCAAAGTCTGCAACTACTTTCAGCTGAGTGTCAAGCAATTCATCGGCATCCGCAAGGTCTGTGGCTGCATCAATGTAGTTCGTTCCAACCGGTGAAATATAAGAGCCATCAGTATCAAGCCCGGCCCCGGCCTGTGTAGCGTCAAGCTCTGTTTGAAGATCATCAGTGGTCGTGGCATCGAGCGCGACAAATGCATATGAGACAGAAGGAACTCTAATTTCTACTATTGCACCGTCAGCAACCGTTTTCCCCGGATCAACATAAAATTGAAAAGGTTTCTTTCTCAGATCGTCAGCGGTCGCAGGGCTCGGAGTATATTTGATCCATTTCTCTGTTGATTCGTTATAAATCGCTGAATCCATAGACAGAACAGTTTCACCGGCAATAGCAAAAACATGCCCGAATTCAACCAATGGCACAATTACACCAACCGCGAAAACAACTTCTGAAATGTTGTTTGTTGATGGGGCTCCGATAGCAGTGTTGAGCAAATTCTTGTTGAATCCGACAACATGCGTGACAAGCTTTCTTGTCGCTGCATCAACCGGCAAAATCCAATCGCTTCCGCTCACAAAATAAACACCCATACCAGGCTTTAATTCCACACCGGCAACACCTTGATCGATGTTATAAGGTGCACTGACTCTGGAAATTTCTCCGACTTGCCCACGCTGCTGGTGGTATGTAAAATTTCTTTGAATCATGTCAACCATGTTATGCCTCCAATTTTATATATTAAATTTTTAATCTTTCAGTTGCGTCCGTGCCTCAATAGCGGACATAGGCTCAGACAATGTTACACTATCTGATTTCTTCCAATCCTGATTGATAAATTTATCAGCCTCAGACCTGTCCTTTGTAACCATATCAAGAAGGCCGCTCAGGTAATCGTCTGATTGATCTTTCATTTGTTCAGGCTTGACACCTACAGATGACAATGCTTTTTCAAGCAATTCCCTGTCAGTGGCATCATGAATTTTGAAGTCCTTATCAGTGATATATGGTTTCACGCGATCCAGAAGTTTCGATCTTGATTTTATACCATCTTGGATTTTGGCGTCCATGACTTCCGGCGTGATCTCTTCGGGGGGAGGATCGTTCACATCTTCAGTATCGCCCGAACCTGATTCCTGCGCTGCGGCTCCCGACATTCCGGCAGCAATTTCTTTTGCAAGGGCTCCAAGAAATTCAGGTGTACCTACCGCCTCTTCAAGCTGGGGTTTTAATTCGGCAACCAAAGCGGGGATCAAAGCGGCCATATCAATGTCTTTCAAAAACGCCTTACTTAAAATGTTTTTTTCATCGGTTAAGGCCTCGACAAAGGCAACAATATCGCCGACATCCTCATCCTTTGCGTCTGGCATGAATAGTTTGATTTGATCCTCAGAAATACCGGCATCCCTGAGAGCTTTAAGCATTTGTTTTCTGGTCATAGTATTAGCTCCTTGATCTAAGATTTTTACGCTATCGCCACACCGCCCTTCCGGGACAATTGCCAAATGGTTGTTTAACATTGGACCATCCATTCGGTAAAAATATTTCTGACTGTTGAATGATCCTTCTTCTGAAATTATAAATACATCATATCCTAAACTTAACTCTTCAACTTCTCTTCCAAGAACTTGTTTGACCACGGCATCATCAGTGATTTGGATTGATGCACCGAGCGTTTCTGAATCAATAGGTTCTACGGTTTCCCCGACTGATCCAATCGATAACCGGGAATGATTTGTCGAATCAATATCCTGTTCCGGATGCAACAAAGCAATCGGTTTCATTCTCAAACTTGCTGCTGTTTCAGGATGGAAAACAGTTTCCGGTGGACGAAAAACCCCAATAGATTCATCAGAATCAATACCAAAATCTCTGGCACAATACATCTGAACGCCCACTTTTGTTACCGCAGCAGTCGCTTTCAAATATCCTTCAGGTGTCAATTCCCTTGTCGACGTTATGGGAAGGACCACATTATCAGAAAAACGAACTTTGCAGTCTTGAAAATCTCGGAGTTTAAACCGTTTCTTCATTGTTCAATTCCGTCAATAGTTTTTGAATCTGCTCATCAGACATATTGTCATAACATTCCAAGAGATAAAATTTTTCATTCGGAACTATACTATATCCATCATCATCTGCAAGGCCATATTTCATTAAAACATCAAGGGCGTATTCCCCGGTGGACATATTTCGATGCTCGAAAACCCTACCCTCCGGAGGGACCTGTATAATTTCACCGCCATACATTTTATAAGGCTCTTTAACCTCACGGCTTGGCATATACTGTTCAATTAATCCAACTAAAGCATCAAGAATTTGTAAAGTCTCTTTTGTTATTTTTTCAATCATTTTTCATCATTCTCCAACTTGGTAGCATCATGTATTTTAACTATAAATTTGTGAAAAGCACTACCAACACTATCAGCAAAAAGAACATTGCAAACCGTTTCTGGATCAATGTCCTTATAAGAATAGGATAACCGATTTTTGAACGTCACTACCAAAAGTTTAAATTCGATATCGTATGCAATTGATTTTATATTCGAACTTTCGACTAAATATTTTTTCATTATTCTACTTGTTCTGTTATTATCTTAGGTTTTTTTATTTCTTTCGCAATCGATGTTTTGGTTGCTTTTCCTGAAAGAGAAGCCATGAAAGCAATTAACACCAAAGAGACTGCCCCGTATACAATTAATTCAAGTATTCTTATTCTCACATTATGTGCCTTGCTTGGTAATGTGGCAATTGATATTTTTAAATTTGATATATTGTCAGTGATTGATACCTTGAATTTTGATATATCTGTAGCAATACCATCAATTTTATCATGAATTCTCAAAATAGCATCATAAACCTTATCGTCCATTACGGCGAATCAGCATGAACATTAGGATCATCTGGCAAACTATATTTAATCGGCTTGAACGTATCCTTACCGGCTAAAACTGAATGGACTGTCAAATATCTGTCAGTCAATCCACGCCCTTGAACGATATTGTTTGCTCCTGAAATTACAAATGAACCGGCCGGAGCAACGGAAGGAAGTTCAGTCCAGTCGACCAATATATTAATGCCGTCAGATAGCTTATACTCAAGCAAATCAATAGATGACACAGGGTTCCCGTCCACATCTGTAAGAGTATAATTAATCGTGATGGTTTGACCTTCATTTACGCATTCTAAAAACTGAATCGTGCAAGTCATTTTACCCTCTAATTACGTCGGGTCTAAAACTTCATGATCCCATGTAGGAAATGTAACTGTTCCACCATCAGTCAACGACTGGCTTGTGCATGTCGTTATGTCGATAATAACAGTTGCGAGCGAAAGGATAACATGAAGTGCGGTCCCTGTGACCAAAATAGAAACACCAGTTTTTTCAGCCATAGCAACTTTTCTTCCGGATACATCGCCGGCACTGATCGTGTAATCATTACCATCACCTGGTGTCATGGCTACATTAGCGAGTGAGTTTGACAAATCGCCAGGCGTAGAAACGTCGCTCGTTACATCCATTCTTGTGGCCGTGGCAACCTCGTCAAGCAACACATCAATCGTATCATCAGGAACAAATTTACCCACCTTTCACCTCCTGTATTTTTGGATCAAGAATCAAAGTGATTTTTATATTCCCATTCTCAAGTTTTTCCTGGGTTTGATTTATGATCATGGATTTTAAACGCTGTCCGATACTTTTGACAGAGACATCCTGAACACTCGATTTTTGAGTTACATTTTGAATTTCGAGAACAACCGGTTTTATATCGTTCATTTCGATAAATCAGTTAGGATGTTGTCAGACACCATAAATTCTTTTGTATGGTCGTCGGCATCTGAATTCTTTGGATGAATAGAAAAACTCACACCCCTATCAAATGTTTTGATGACAGTTACTTCAAACTGCTTATCAACCCACTCTTCGTCTGAAAGTTTAAGCAATTCTTCTAGTGTTAAAGTCATGATTGTCACCTATTCTATTTCAAGATTTATGCCTGATTGTTTGAGTTCAAGAGATATACCTGGTGCCTTTAAAGTCAACGTTATTATCACCTTTCCTTCGAATAACGAGAAGACAACATTTTCAATTGTTTGACCTTGTATCAATTCATTTATCTCAAGAATATTATTCTGTGTCAAGCCAAGACTTTCAAGTGATTGATTTTGTATAATATTTGCGACCTGTAAAAGGATGCCAGTATCAAGTGTGATTTGCTCTAAAGCTTGGGTTTGATCGATCCCGGCAATATTAAGAATATTTTGCTGTATAAGATTTAACGAGTCAATATTTTGGCTTTGAACTATTTCCGCAATCTGAAGTATTGTCCCGACGCCTAAAACTATATTGTCAAGTGCCTGAGATTGATCAATCCCGTTTATTGATATCGTTGATTGTTGAATTAACTCAACATTTTCTATAGTTTGAGATTGAGAATTGCCACCTATCTGTAGAACGATTCCCACCTGCAAACTAATATTATCAATGGCTTGAGCTTGATCCATGCTATCAACATCAAGTAAATGTTGTTGAATAAGGTCGATATTATCAAGCGCCTGGTCCTGGTCAACCGCATTAATTACGAGAACATTTGCCTGTATTAGATTTAGATTCTCTAAAGTTTGATTTTGCGAACTCTCCTGAATTGATAAAATAAATTGCTGTATCATGTCTAAATTTTCAAGTGCTTGTGACTGGTCCATTCCGTTTATCACAAGAATGTTTTGCTGAACGATACCAATATTGTCAATTGATTGAGCCTGGTTGACTGGATTTATAACTAACACAGTTCCAGCACCTACCGAATATGTTCCTGATCGTATTTCATCAGCCTCTGAATCAGTAATAATATCATCAAAAATTACTATTTCATCCACGAGGCCGTTCATAACAAAACCGATCTCAAGATCTACAGCAGTAACAGAAAGACTATTTGTTGTTGCTCCATTATACGACGCAGATGACGCAGCTACATCATCCCACAATCTTAAAGTCCAATTTTGCGAAGAATCTTCGTAGGTTAAAACTGCATGATACCATTGCTGTACTGTCAAATTTGAAACCAGTTCTACAATTTCTGTGTTATCTCCGTTATTATAGCCGGCGAAAAAATTAAGCTCATTATTTCCGCTTTCGTATCGAAATATAAATGACCGCCCACCGCTTTCGAACTTATATTTTTGGATAAAGTTGTGATCAGAATCATTTTCTAAATAAAACCATAACGACATGGAAATATTTTTATTAGTATCACCACTTTTAAATGGGAACCCAGCATCTAAATCCGCATCAGCAATTAAGAAATACTCATTATTTACTTGTACAAATTCACCACTCGCAGCGCCCTCCTGAAAATCGGTGGTATTGGCAGTAACTGTATTGATATTTGTTAACGTATTGCTTCCAATAGAATCGGTTGTTAGTGCCCCTGATTCTAATCGCCAAAGTACTTTGCAATTAGGATCACCTGTGAAGTCATTAGCCATTACACATCAGCCTCTTTAAAGTATTTTATTGTTTCGATAACACCATCGCCAAGGTCTTTTTCTGCGATGACAATAAAACTTCTTGTCACTGATTTATCTGGATTTAGTCGACTACACACATCTGTTTTTACGGTATATCCTGCTTCTATTGACAAGGGTGAAGAAAGTCGCGCTGATTCACAGTCTGGGTATTTCAAATCCGATGAAGAACTTACAATCTGAATATACCTATTATTTTTTTTAAAAGCATTTTCCTGAGCTAAAATCATATTTAAAATTGTATCTTTGATTGCCATTTAACCCCCGTAGTCTCCATAACTACTGACTCTAAATTTACGACCAATTAGCTTTAAATTTACTAAATAAACTTATAATAATTTTCCAAAAACCTTGAAGCAGGTTGGTTTTTGTGGGAGGACCGTCCGTTCTATACCTTACAAAAACCTCATTTGAATAGTCAGATTCCAAAGAAGGAATCTCATTATCGTAGACAGTAATAACAAAATAATACGACTTAGTATCATCTAAGCCAGTTACCGTAGATTCAACTACATTTCCTGCATCAATAGGTTCGCCATAAACCCCAGATTCATTTCCATAATAGATTTTATACCCAGCAAGATCAGGTTCCGTATTTGCATCCCACTGAAGAGTCACATCAGCGGTAAACCCATTCCCAGCAAACATTAATAAAATTAAAGCCAAAAATAATCTTTTCATAATCTCACTCCTCTTCATTTTGTCCCTGTAACTCAGGGATGACCGGTATGGCGGTGCAACGTCAATTATAGGGTTCACCCGGATGACCGTCAGGAGGAGGGGCGATCCACAAAAAAGTTTTCCCGTTCCTGATAAAATGATCCATGTGACCCGGATTTCCATCCGGATATAATCCACCCGGAGTACCCACGACTTTTTCATCTTCTGAAGTTTGCCAAATATATGATCTGATTCCGAGATCGGTTTGCCTTGCCTTATTAAGCTGCCCGACTATTTTCCCGGTTTGATCCCTGGCAATGAATTTTGCTCTATTATTTGCGACTTTAAAACGTTTTTCAAGGGATTGAACCATAGCTTGCTGATCAAAACCTTTTTCACGGAAAATCTTTTCAAACTGTTCAACGATCTGCAAATTGAGTTTTTGAGGAATGCTTTTTATCAGTGCCACATTATCCATGACTGCCTGATTCATTATGTGACGGATATTTAAATCAGACATGAATGGATTAACATCCACGCCAAGAGCTGCCTGAAAGGATTTAATTAGATTGACTTTGTGAACTCGGCGAAGATTATCGAGAGCTACTTGTACAGTTTCAACACCAAATGATTCACCGGAAGTCATGAAAGCGAACTCTTCAGTTACTGCGCGGGTATATGCTGCTTTTATTCGAGGAACTGATTCAAGTTTGGCTTTTGTTCTGGCAAGTAGTGGGTCAAGAATGTCTTTTTTAATGGCTCTTGCATACGCTTTTTCATCCTTACGTCTTGAGCCTACACCCCTGGGATTACGCAATCTTTTAACCATTTGAGAAATCCCCCTGTTTCATATATCTTAGAATCTGTTTGTTTCTGAACGAGAGTGTTTGAAAGACTTCTCGTGAATTCGTCAATTCCCTCAATTGGTTCTTCAAGATCGTCAAAATCACCGAGTATTTCATCACCATCCATAATACCCCTGGCCTCATCTTCATCAATCAGTCCGGAATTAACAAGAGGCACGACAATTTGTGATTTCTTGAGAGCATTTTCGATCTTATCTTTTTCGCTGATATCGAGAATAGAAACGAATTTATAGCAAATCTTTTCTGGCAATCCGAGATGTTTTTCGATGACTTGGTCAATTTTGTCCAGTGGTTCGGGTAATTGATTTTCCTGATCGGACGCAACTTTTAAAGCATAATTTCTTTGCTCACCCTCGCCAGTCGACTGCATCCCTACGATTGATTTTGACCAAAATCTCGTTTCTGGAATGTCGGCAGCTGCGGATAATCTCACAGCCATTCTATCAATAATTTCATGAAGTCCGGAAAAGTTCACCTCTGTACGGCTGAAATCGTCTTCTTTGTCCATGAAATTTGTTCGATAGATAGACAATAAAGCGGTTGTAGCTGCCATCCTATCTTGTAATGACAACTCGCCACCAGTGCCTTCAAGTGCCTCTTCAAATCCATCAATCTTCATATTCTTGATCGATGATTCGCTGACTAGATGAGCGATACCTTTTGAAACATTCGAGTCCTGAAATATTTCTGTGAGGACAGGAATAATTGAAGCAACTCCCCAATCCGGATCATATGAAATCCATCCGTTATCTGAAGTCGATACCGTTCCATCAAATCTGATAACCCTGGAATGATGTACAACGATATTACCGGCATTTTTTAAGTTGATGCTATATGAAGTTGGTTTTCCGTAATTGATAGAATAGGGATTATTTTCTTTTGAAACAATAGTTGCATCAAACCTGTCAACAGTGAGAATGTTTGCAAGATCACCGGGTTGCATCGTGCTTAAGTTAAGCGGATTTTCCGGCTTGGTTTCCTTGGTCAGAATTATAAATAAACCAGTTCCATAAAGCCTACCTGACTTCATAGCCCTTGAAAGCCTTGATCTTATTTTAAATCTATTTTCTACATCTTCTACAAGCTTGACATTCTCTGTGTCCATGTCGCAAAATTCGCGCCATTTCACAAACATGTCATCAACAGGGATATCCACAAATTTGGCAGCAGCCCACGACTCAACATAGATTGTCTCGTTGAAATTTCTTGATACTAAACGGGTGGGGGCAAAGAAAGAATTGCTATTTTTATCAAGACTGGTTCCGGCTCCGGACATTGGATTTATAAAACCGCCAAATCCAAAATTATTAAAATAATTTGTCGAAACAGAACTATCTTTTTTTTTATGCTTTGACCGGTTTTTGTTTTTGGATTTTTTTTTCACTAGAATATCCTATATTTAATTAGATTATTTTCATAATACCTTCAATTATAAAAATGTCAATCTGCAAGTTTTTTTACTTTATTTTACTTTTTTTAATAAAATGTCTTGACATACGTCATTACAAATGAGATAATGTTTTTAGGTTGAGGGAAACAAATTAACTCAAAACAAAGGAGAGAGAAGATGGAAAAATTCAGACAGGACAACACAGAGGGTTACACCGACAATCAGCTCCTGGCCTTAAACGCCGAGCTTGATGATAGAAAACAAGCCGCAAATCTCGATCTCGATGACCCTGACTTGGTAGATTTTTTTGAAAAATCATTCGCTGACGAGGTTTCAAGACGATAATTGCTAAATAATCAACCACCCCTCTCCGGAGGGGATAAACTTAAAACTAAAAAGGAAAGAAAAAATGAAATTAAACAAAGAAAGAAAAATAATAGAAACAGCAGTCAGAAATGCCTGCTTTAAATTTGAGTTTCAAAATCAGTACAGGAAAGAAATTGCAAGACTTGCTGCAAGTCTTGCTGACAAAAACGGCGTAAACGTTGCAGACGCGCCGTATCTGCAGGAAATTTTCATCGATGCGATCGATGAAAATTTATAAGAATAATCAAAACCCTTCTCCGGAGGGGCAAACTTGAAACAACCTAAAAAGGAGAGAGAAGATGGAAAAAAAAATAATACATCCAGAAACACAGGAAAAAAAACAGGCATATTCTACAAGGCTAAGAGCCGATCAAATCCAATTCTTAAAAAGCTTAAATAATGCAGCAAAATGGCTTGAAAGAGTTATTGACGGAGCAACTATAGATTTGAATGTTGTTAGATTTCAATGCGCAAAATGCTCACATACGAGCAGTAAATTTAAAAAAATAAAAGGTAAAAATAATGTAATCTATTTTGTGTGTCCTGGATGCGGAGTTGATGCATCCAAGTATATGGAATTAATACAATAATTGGAGTAAAAAATGAAACCAGCCACATATAAAAAATCAAATAAAGATAAAAAAATGCGAGTCTGCAAATTAGGTTCGGCAAAACTCGCGGTAGGAAAAATTGAAAAAAATACGGACACATTTATTTTGACGTATGGCCAATTTTCGCTGATTGACGGATTAATGGCGATCCTGGACCAAACCGGACCCGCCCATATATCAATCAGCACATGGACAGCGGCACATGCACATCTTGATAAGTCTGCGGAATTATTGGCTAATTCTAATATTTTGTCATTCAGAATGATTGTTGATCGTTCTTTTAAAACGAGACAACCCAAATATTTCAATCATATGATAGAATTGTTCGGAAGCGATAGCATCCGGGAAATGCGAACCCATGCAAAATATCTGGTTATTACAAACGACGAGTGGAACATTGTTGTGAGAACATCGATGAATTTGAACGAAAATCCTCGTCTTGAGAATATTGAAATCTCAGAAAATAAAGATTTTGCAGATTTCTTTTTGTCAATAACCGATAATATTTTTCATGAAATTGAACCAGGAAAATCATATTCGCCACTACCAGATTTAAATGATCTACCGGAAAATCCGAAATTCAAAACAGTTAGTGGAAATTTTATGGAAAGATCAAGTTTACAGGAGGCTAAATACACCCATGAATTTAAAAAACATTGAAAAGGCAAAAAAAATATTACCAATTTTGACACCCGAAGTTATTGTTGAGCTACTTGCTTCCCAAATGGGAATTGCGGAAGAGGCAAGGGATAGAATAATCGAAGAGGGAATCGTTGTAAGAGATATGAAAGGATCTGTGATAGAACATCCTGCAATAAAAATTGAGCAATCAGCATTGAAAATCATCAATGATTTGCTGAAAAATAAAAAGAACCGGCATGGTTGATCACATGTTCGACCTAAGTCCTTTTTTTATATCGTTTGCATAGGCCATAACGATAGAATCGGCAAGGTTTGGACTATCGGCATCATCTGGGGCTTTGTCAACTTTAATCTTTCCAGAGCTGTCATCATACACACACTGTGACAGCTCGGAAAGAACCTTATCAATATTTTCAATTTCGCTATCAATAAAAAAACATTTATCAGGGTTTATTTTTTCACCATCAAGAAGTTTTATAGTATTTTCAGTTCTCAATTTTAAATTCCACCACGCCTGGGCATTAATTCGATGAAAGTAATCTTTATTTTTAATTTTTAATTCTTTGTGTTTTATGAAAAATCTATTCGGCCCCTTAACTTTCCCGTTGAAAAGAAAAGGAATGAATTTTTTCAAACCGGGTCCGGTTCCTGTTTGGGGACTTGTTTTTATCCTTGATAGATCCGACTTGATGCCGGCGCCGAGTCCGCCGGCATCATAATACATTGATGCTACATTATTTGTTTTATTGAGAAAATCAGCTTTTGCAGCTGTCATGTGGAGGTATTTGACTTTCCATTCACGCACAATTGACAATAAAGGTCCTTGTCTATACGCCCACGAATTCGTGTCATTTCCTTCATCTGCGACATCAAGCCCAGAATAACTCATTCCTGAAGGTTTGTAATTTATTTTTTTATGAGCATCAACACATTTTAAAAGACTCTCGTAAGATAGCACTCGATAGAATCCATAATTATCTTTCGGTTCACCATCCCAAATGTGTGGATATTTGTCATTATTATATTTTAAATCATGTAATCTTTCTTTTTCTTGTTCTTCAGATAAATGTGGATTATTTTGCCAACCAACTTTTTGAATAATTGCGTCGGACGTATCTGCATTTTTAGAAAGAAATCTTTTGTCAACCGGATCATTACGAGAATGTCTATTAAAAGAAAGCCATATTTCTGAACCTGGTTTCCTGATAGTTTTTGTTAATAAATCCCACGCTTCCTGCTTAATAGTATTTGCCTCCTCGCCCCAAAAAATATCGACATCTTCCCATCCTTTGATTGACATCATGTTCCGTTCAAGACCTTTAAAACGGAACAATGATTTTGTTACTTTATTTATTATTTGTGTTTTATGGATTAAAAACTCATCTTCCATTCCAAACCGATAAATTTGTTTTTCAATGGCCGGTTTCACGGAAACGTCTATCGATTCCATAAACTGTCGGCCACACATTATTCTTTTAAAACTCTCGGATGAAATAATAACAAGGGCCTCAGCAAACGAAAATGTTTTCATTCCATTTCGTCCGCCATAATAGATTTTATATCTTTTTGGTTTATAAAGAGGTTGGAATTTTCTATGAATGCCCAGGCGTGTTTTTATCAATTTTCATCTTTTTTGTTAAAGTCGTGAAAATCAATATAAAATCTTCTGTCTTCAACCACGACATTTAAATCTGTTTTATCTGACCACATTTTTAAATATTTTCCAAGCATGTCAAGAGCTTTGTCTATCCCAGGTATTTTATACTCAGACACAACTGGAAATGACTCTATCTCTCCGTTTTCTTTTTGCTTATCAATCATCCAAAGTTTCATGCTTTGAACAATTTTTGCATCTTCCGGGTCCATGTCATGCAGCGCAATAGGGCTACCATCAGGATTAATCATACATTGAGGATTGAATTCAATTATTTTCATAAGATTTCTCAAAACATACTGAACGTCAACCTCAACTTTATGAGTCATTTTTTTTATGAAATTATTGATATATTTTTTAACACGGTCTCTTTTAAAAAAGTCGCTTGATAGCTTATATGAAGATTCCCGTTTCCCAAACGGGTAGCCTACTCTATAGCAACGAGCCTTTGCCCATGTAGGGTTCTGTATTCTAGCATGGCAAACAATCAGTTCTTTTTCTGTCAATTCTGTAGCTAATTTTTTTTTCTTTTTTAATTTCATTCATCAACCTTAACTTTTATTCACTGTGTTGTAAAAGTTAATCAACCTCTATCGATACCGAATGTAGTACCACAATGTTGACATATTACATGATTTTGTTCAGTCATACCAGGTTTTAGTGGTTCTGGAATATCGTACGACGTTCTATTTTTACATTTTGGGCATCTTAAAAATATTGAATTCATCCTTCACCTCTTAAAACCTGATACATCTTGGTATTCATCAAGCAAATCAAACATATTGTTTTGTATGTCGATACAATATCCTATTGCATTAAGATTTAAAAATATTTCTCCACATTTTTCACACATATACCATGATGAAATATCAATAATAGCATCCTCTCCTAAGATATTATACTCCTCATTATCTTCGACTCCACGATGTCTTGTAAAAATTAAACATAGTGATTCAAGATTAATTTTAATATTACAACTGCAACATCGCCGTCGGTATTTTGTTTTAAGATTTATAAAATCTGTGGGATTAATATAATACCATCCCTCACCATCCCATTCATCACAACTACATGTTAACGGCATAATTCACCTTAAATTTTTCTTTAAAAAAGTTTTAATATAATCAATATCCACTACTGGATATTTTTTAGGTGGGGGCGGTGGAGGAGGCGGTTTTTAAAATCTTTCTCGGATTTCACAAGTATTATTATCATCAAGAAGAATACAATTTATTTGAGTATCTACCCCAACACACCCCATCAACAACCACCACCATTTCTTCTTAACTATCTTAAATTGCTCAGGATGATAGCATTTACCCTTTATGAAACAAATGCAATTTATATTTGGTCCCATAATCACCTCAAATTTTCTTCTAAAAAGTTTTTAATTAAATCAGGGTTAATATCTTTAAGTTCAGGATTTTTGCTAAGAATAATACTTAAGAATATTTTAATCCAATCTGTTTCTATCCCGGTAATAACAATCATCTTCCCGGAATCGCCCCACACTTTTGAGACTCTACCGTCCCAAATATGTGAATCTTGAGTGAAAAGAGAATCGAGCAACGCTTTTTCCATATTGTCCTTATCAGGAGTTTTTTGACATGACGTATGCCTCATCTTATCTCTTTTTCTATAATTCCAACCTAAGGGCATTTTTAGAACGAAGATAACGTGATAACCACTTTCGGGTAGGTAGACACCACCTTCTCTTATATCGTCCTTAAATCGGTAGTACTTGGCCTCCCGTGGTGTAGTTTTCCACTTACTTGATCTCGTTTGTCTCGGTTTTGCAACTGGCTCAATATCGTATATTTTGAATTCCATCCTTAAATCTCCTTTGTTAAACTATTGGAAAGATTAGATAAATCAACAGAATTTTCAATATTCCCATGCACATTTTCGGCTATTTTAAGCATTTGCTTTTTATCACCAACATATTCAATTTGTGGTTTTATATCTTTCCCATTCGATTGGTTTTGAATCTCATGTAATCCGGAAAGATAGCCTTGATGTTTTATGTTTTGTTTCGCATATGCAGAATATATCTTTGAAAAATCTTTTTGAAACCATTTTTCTTGATCAACCATAAGTTCGGTACACATCTGAACCCAGCCACCAAAGCCCGTACTAATAACAGCCATTGTCACAGGATCATCAAACGCAATA